TGCTTCTCTGACGGGAGTTCTATAATCTATTTCGGTTATGTCAAACTTGTGTTTTTCTTTTAGATACCAATCTACAATTTTGTTCCACTCTTTTTCACCGTAACTTTTTTTCCAATCAGGAGCAGGAGTTGCATTTTGAAAAGGTCTCCAAATAACAATTTTATTATCGTTAATAGGATGCTGAATAAGGTCTTCTCTAAAGATCCAACTGTTTATGTAGTTGGGCGGGTCTCCTCTTTTTTTATCTGTTCTGTTAAATCCTCTCCATCGCGCTTTATGTAGATCGTCGTCATCAGAATCGTAGATATGATTTACGATTACTCTATCATTTTCTTTGTATAAAGAATGAATGTAGTCAAATCGTTCAACTATTGTTTCTGGATCTTCGCAATGAAACAAATAATCTTTATTGTGATACCAGTGCAAGTCCATGTGCACTGGTTTATCGATCATATAAGAAACCATATGACAAGAATTTAATCCCATCATTGAGTCACCAACTCCGATAGTTCCTTTCCACTCTATCCAGTTGGAAACTTCCCAATAAAGTTTGTTAAACGGATCTTTTTTTCCTGTTCGAAAAATATTCACTGTTTACATTATCATTTGTATTATCATGAATTTTTATTTTTCTTTTATCTGAGCGATATTTGTCTTTGTTCTTTTTTTTATTCCGCGGATCGAAACGACCATACTTAGCCATTATGTTATCTACCTTGCCCTCTGTATGCTTTGTAACTTGCTTTCTTCTTTTTGTTTAGAGAATTTCTTTTAAACGTTCCATTTCCAATCGAAGTACCTTTCGGTTTTCTGGTTGGACGGACGACACCACCCACACTGCCTGCCATATTAAACTGCCTCTAACCTTTTCATTAATCGTTCCGCACGATTGGGCACTTGCTTGTGCCAACGCGAGTCACGACCTTCAACTGCTGCTTGTGCCCAGTCATGCGACATGATTGCTTTGGTCATGTTCTTGAACTTACTCAACCGAGTACGCCCCATGTTGAACATCATGTTGACCAAGATCTGTTGGACCTCATCTGGAAAGTCGTTAAACTCCCGCATGCCGTATAAAGCATGACACTCACTGATTGAGGTGTCGAGGTCTGCTTCGAAGCATTCCCATACCCTTTCTTTTGAAACCTCGGTTCCGAACGGTGAACCCCATTCAGGGTCGTCGTTGGTGACCAAGTGTCCCACACCAAAGGTGTGGTAACCGAGATGGTCTGCATATACTTCATACTTGACTCCCTCGTCGATTTTTAGTGTCTTGAATACTGCTTCCCTATCCATTTAATCCCTCCAAAGTTGCGATATTAATACTTATCATTCTATTCCCATCCATTCCTTAGTCATTATGTAATCTCGCACGAAATCAGATCGCACGATATCTTCCCAACTGAATCTCACATGTGTGAACGGTTTCATGTTGTCTAGTATTGAGAGGAACTTATTAATACCCGACTTGTCCTTCTCTTGTTTAAAATCTGATTGGTGATAGTCACCACAGAACATAATTTTAGTTGCTTGTCCTACACGTGTAACCACAGAGTCTAACTCATGAAAGTTTAGGTTCTGCATCTCGTCAACCAATATGATGCTGTTGTCGTATGTGATGCCCCTAATAAACGAGGTAGACTCGAATGTGATATAATCGTTGTGTACCAACTTATCATATGCTTTGGGATCATTAAACAACTCATAGGTTGCCGCACGATATGGTCCGGTGTATGCGTTCAATTTCTCTTCTATGGTTCCCGGTAGATATCCAATTTCACGTGTGGGCACCACACTACGAATAATATGTAACGTCTCAAATGGTGTGCTCTTGTCCATCACCTGTTCTAACGCAAGATACATTGCAAGGAAAGTCTTACCGGTTCCTGCTGTACCTGTCAAAGCAAGATGGTTCTTATCTTCCTTCCATGCTTTCCATGCTTCTTCTTGGTGCGGTGTGATAGGCACGATGGTATCCATTTGGTCTAGACGAATGTGCATATTTTCTTTTGCAGTTGGTCCTCTCATACGTTGATCGTATTCTTTGCTAACCCGTGCTTTTTAATCTGAGCATCGGATAGACCACTAGTTTTGGTCGAATCGGTTTCGTTTTTCATTTTCTTTAAAAGATCTTTCCAATCGCCAGAAGTCTTGTTAATGATATTACCGGTGTGAGTAACAAGAGAGGGCGAACCAAGAATCTTTTGCTCCCATTCTCCGCTTGCTACCATCTCTTCCTTTTTAGAAATAGAAATAAACATCTCTGTTATTTCTCCCGTTTCAACATTCATCATGTCATATGTCGGCATTTTTTAAAACCCTATCTAGAATATATTCTTTATTAACCGCGCCCAAAAAATTGTCTCCATGGTCTATCGTGGCACGATACTTAGTTGATACTAGTTGATATGATCTGTAATGATCACCTTTAACTTGTCCGTATTTCCTCATAATAGTATGTATCAATCCATCAGAATTACGTGTGATGATATTTGACACTGCTTCATTTATGAGTATTCGAGCAATTTTAGGTGTGAGGTAATAGGCACCTCCTGCTGTGATATTTCTGCTTTTCTTGGTGCGAATGCAATCTGTGCATTCGCAGTATTTCGCGCATGCTGGTACACCTGCGGTTGCGAATGCAACGATGGGTTTACAATTGTTGAAGTATGATAGTTTCATGGGATGTATTAGCAGTGCATCGTGCTCTACTATAATAATGTTTTTATTGTCTTTCCTACATTTGTTCCATAAACTTAAATGAGAATACCACACTGCTTTTTCTGTTAGTGTAATCTCCTCACCTCTTCTTTTTATTCCTGCTTGATCTCTTTTTCCAAAATTAAGGTGCAATCCACAATACTCTTTGTTTAAAGTGTCTGGTGTGCATGCTTTAAACTCGTTAACTTTGAAACCACCTTTTTCCCATGAGGGTTTCACCCTATTTAAATAATATTGTGAAGTTACGTTGTTCTCAATAGCAATTATATAAACTTCTGGTGTCACTAAAACGGACTCCCTCATATGAAGGAGTCCATTATAGATAGGATCACCCCCTGTTGACTTGCTGTATTGCCGCGTCTAAAAATGCTCGTTTCTTTTGCATTCGATGTGCGACATCTCCTTTACCTTTTTTATTTAACTTGTGAATATAATGTCCAAGTTCCCTAGAGTCTTTTTTAAGTCGTTCTATTTGGTTTGCTACCATAGGCAAGTCTCCTTGTTATCGATTTGGATTGAAGTTCACATTATTAATCTGGGATTAAATCTGGCATTGCCTCCTGTACTATCTTTTTAGTTAATCCTTTCGCGGGTGGTTTTTTATTGATCATCGCAACTAAGATTTCTGCGTCACGAGGATCAATGGATTCTAGTATGTCCACGAACATACGTTCGCGTTTTACATTTAAAAGGTCATCACTAGATTTAACACCTTTAACAAAGAATTTAAAATTCATATGTTGTTTGAGTAGGGTTGATGGGGTAGGTGCACCTTCTGCTTCTGGTGTGTATGGGACTGCACCAGAGGGAAGATTCCATACGACACGATCATCGAAGGTTCCTTGAAGAACATCTCGTAGTGCCCAGTGCTTGGTATGTTCTTTTAGGATGTTGACTCTTTCTTTACGGGTGTTTGCCTTTTCAAAGGTTTCGAAGACCTCCCAAACATCACTCAATACTGTATTTACAGGCATGATACCTCACTTCTTATTCAATGTTTATAGGATAACCCATTTTATCCTACTTGTCAACTTATATATTAACCTTTTTTCTTTTGACTTTCAATCCACTTTCTGGCATCTTTCGATTCAGGTGGTTTGTTAGTAAACTTCACTGCGTCTCTATATGCACGAAGTGTTTCTTTCTTGTAGTCTTTGCCGTCAGAGTTATCAACTACAAGGAAATTCTTTTTGCCGAAGATGTTCTGCAATAAACCTACGTTTTGTTGGATGGTGTCCCACATCTTTGCTACTTCTTTGTCGGGTAGTGAACGTTCACGATCACGGTTGCGTTGCAGTGCAGTGTCTTTGTCAGTGTTTACGAATATCATTGCGACATCGTAACCCATGTTCTTCATCATCTTTGCTTGTTTTGCGACTTTCGCATGATCACGACCTGTGCCATCAATGACAAGTCCTAATCGACCTTTGAGATAGAGTTCTTGTTTCTTACCAGTGAGGGTCTTTGCACGACCACGTAGTTCTTGACCTTTGTCGGAGAAGATGCCTTCGGGATCGAGTGCGATACCTGCTTTCTTCATTGATGCTTCGAATGCGTCATCAGAATTGACAACACGGTACCCAAGAGCAGGAAGACCCGTCTTACCGGCAATAAATGATTTGCCGCTACCGGGACCACCAGCAAGGAAGATTGCTTTGAAAATTGCGGGATCATTGACCCCTTCGTCTAGAAATTGTTTAAATCTTAACATGTTTACTGTGTATCTTACACCCTATGAATTCGTTATAATAATCGTCTCTTAATAACACGTCATTTTCAAATTGAAGTTTTGCTTCGTAGTAAGAACACTCGCCTTTTGAGCGACACAGTCTCAATATCACTCTATTATATAGGCTTTTGCCGCTGGCAACTTGCTCCTTTAATAACTCGCTAGAACCATAATATGTTTTCCAATCGCTCTCTACGAGCGTGTGCTTGCGTCTCTTACGAGATTTGGTGACAGGCAATATCTTTTTCTTCCAAAAGAACTTCTTACCAATATAACGCTTCCCAGTAGACACCTCTTCAATTTCATACACAAACCCATAACTATCATCTGGTGCATGTTCAAAGGGGTTACCTTCGTATGACCATGTCATACTATATGAACAACTTCAAACTGTTCACCAGCACCGTAAATTTTACTTTTGAGATTCTCTGTCATCATATTACCGTGCAAAATAAGAGTGTTTTTCTTAGGAAAAAATCTTGCTTTTCTTCCGAGCATGGTGTATACTGCTGATGCTAATAACTCAGCAAGCATAGTTTGACTGGGTGGTTGGTACTGTGTAACATAATCGATGGGAAGATGTTCTAACTTTTTTGACTCTTGCATCATCGAGACGAGTTCTTTGACTATCCATTTGGACTGCTCTGGTGCTTGATGTTCATAAAGTGTTGTATAATCAGGTGCTACATCTTGAATTTTTTCCATATATCTTGATAAAATATATTCAAATTGGGTATCAAAATAAGCAACTTGTGATAAAACCCTATCGTCGAAACATGCAACTACCATTTTATCTCCCTCGACCAGTATTATATTGGCTTCGTCAGAGGGTCCCGTTTCAACAATCTCTCTCAACTTATTCATGGATTTTCGCCTCTCATGTACATGTTAAATTTATCAAAATATATTTTATATTTTTTTTCTAAACGTTCTTTATGTCTAACTTTCCAGTCAGTTGGAAAATCTTCACGGTATATCCATCTCATTAATGATACACCGTTTGTATCAATTCTCTTGATATTTATCTTGTGTT